CCATCACCGAAATGCTTTTCCAGCCTCAAGGATTCATGACCCCGTAGACACTCAAGGAGAATAACGAATGCCACAGCCGACACTAAGTGATGTACACATAGATCGCCCGCTTACGATGATGAGTGTCGGATACGTTCAGGACATGCGGGACTTCGTGGCGAACCAAGCGTTCCCATCGGTCCCCGTGCCCAACAAATCCGACATGTATTTCGTGTACAACCGCGGCGACTTCTTCCGGAACAACATGAAGAAGCGCGCCCCCGGAACGCCAGCCGAAGCCGGAGGCTACAAGCTGGCGACGCATACCTACATAGCCGACGTCTGGGCGTTGAAGAAGATCATCGACGACCAGATCCGCGCCAACTCGGACGCCCCGCTGCAGCCCGACCGGGACGCCACCTTCTGGCTGACTCAGCAGGCGTTAGTCAACCGCGACGTCAACTGGGCCAGCGCTTACTTCACCGCCAACGTGTGGGGCAATCCCGACCAGACCGGGGTCACCACCGCTCCCACGACCAACCAGTTCATGCAGTGGTCGAGCGCGGGATCGACTCCGCTTGAGAACATCCTGCAGGGCCAGATCACCATCAAGCAGAACACCGGCTACTGGCCCAACACGTTAGTGCTGGCCGCCCCCGTGTTCGTGGCTCTTCTTACGAACGCCGAGATCACCGACCGTTTGAAATACGGACAGACCGCTCCCGGTCCCGTCACCGTCACCACGAGCGATCTGGAGGCCCTGTTCAAGGTCAAGCGCGTGCTTGTCATGTCGGGCATCCAGACCACGAGCATGGAGACGCTGTACAACGACTCGGACACTCCCCCGCCGGACGCCTTCGACTTCATCGGAGCGCGCAACGCCCTGTTGTGCTACTCCTCCGACAGTCCCGGAATCTTCCAGCCCTCGGCCGGTTACACTTTCAACTGGACGGGACTCACCGGGGCCACCGCCGCCGGAATGAGAATCAAGAAGTTCCGCTGGGAGATCGACGCCGCCGATCACGTAGAGATCGAGTCGGCGTACGCTTTCGGCCTCGTGGCCCCGGCGATGGGGGTTATGTTTCTCAACTGTGTTCCATGATTAAGAGTTCTTTTATTCTTTTCTTGACGGAGTGAAGGATACATGATTAGAGGGGATACATATGCCTACCGGATTATTCTTCATCCGCCCCGAACTTCGCGCCCTGGATCTAAAGACCGCCCGGTTTGTGGTGTCCAAGGCTATCGGACTGACGGTCGCGGGAAGGAGACTGGAGATGGGAGAGGAGCTGCCGCCCGGCATTTTGACCCCATACGCTCTCGCGTGCCAGTACGAGCGGCCAGTGCGGGCAATCGAGGAAGTAACGCACGCATTCACGATGGACGGTCTCAGGGAAGCTTGCATCGCCCACGGCGTCGCGCCTGCGCCGCCGGTTGAAGTGGTCAAGCCCGATCTGGACGCACTCGACAAGGACGGCGTGTTAGGCTTGTGTGAGCTTTACGGCCTGCCTACGAGCGGAACGGTAAAACAGATGCGCCAGCGTCTGGAGGATTTTCTGGGCAAGTGAACCTGCGCCTGCAGGCCCATCCCGGAATTAGGATTAAGTTATGAGCACTGCTGTTTACAATCCCACAGGTTGGACTTACTCGGGCGACCCGCTGACTTCGCCCAAGGACGAAGTGCGCTTTCTGATCTCGGACACCAATCCCGCCGACCCGCTTCTGCAGGACGCCGAGATCCGCTACCAGATCGCGCTCGTGTACGGAAGCGTGGACAACGCCCCTGCCATCGGCAACTATCTGCCAGCCGCCTTCGCCGCCGACGGAATCGCCGCCCGGTACGCCCGTCAGGCCGACAAGAGCGTGGGCGACCTCCACATCAGCCATTCCAACCAGTTCAAGCAGTTTCAACTATTGGCCCAGCGCCTCAGAGCCCGCGCCACCAACGCGCTTGTGCCGCCGTATTCGGGAGGCCAGAGCTGGGGCGAGAAGAAGTCCACTTACAGCAACCCCGATCTGATCGAGCCGGCCATCAAGATCGAGGGCATGACCTACGTCAGAGGGCCGCGCGGCGTGAACAATCCCGCCAACGACCCGAGCGTAGGACCGTAGCATGGGGGACGCCGCCGCCTACTATGACTGGCTGTCGCTCTGCGCGCAGACCATCGTGTGGCGGCCGCTCGTGGGCCGGGACAGATATGGCGCGCCCGAGTGGGGCGCTCCCGTCTCCTTCCGCGGCAGGCGCGTCTACAAGGTGGACCGCGTCCCGTCGAGAGGAGGCGGCGACGCCGTCGCGCTCAGCGATCATGTCATCTGGATCATGGACAAGGTTGCGGTCGGCTACGAGGACGCCGTCTACGTGGACGGCGATCTCCCGCCCCGCCCCGTCATATTGAACATCGTTAGATACCCAGACGAGAACGGGTTTGAGTACACGAAGGTCTTCATGGGTAAGGCCCAGTAATGCCGGGAGTCACCGTCAGGATCACCGGCCTGAGGGAGGCCGTAGGCAAGCTGCAGGGAGCCCCCAAGCGCCTTGAGGGCGAGATCGGGCGCGCCCTCTACCAGTTCGCCGAGGATGTCATGACCGAGTCGAAGCTCAGAGTCCCCGTTCTGACCGGCACCCTGATGTCCACCGGCCACGTAGATCCGCCGAAGACGGAGGGAGGGAAGGTGGTTGTCGATATGGGCTACGGAGGACCCGCCGCCCCGTACGCCCTTTACGTGCATGAAGCGCTGGAGGGCGCCAGGCCGCCAAACCCAAACTGGAGCTGGTACAAGAAAGTCGCCCGCGGAGGCCAGATCAGTTGGACCCGCCCTGGTTCAGGCCCCAAGTTCCTTGAGAATCCGATGAAGGAGAAGTCCGACCAGTTGCCGGGCAGAGTCAGAGACGCGGTCATGCGCGCCCTGAAACCCTGATGCAGACGGCCATAATCGAGGAGGTGTACGACTATCTCACGTTCCTGGGCCTCGTGAACTACACGAGCGGCTGGGACTGCTTCGTCGGCTTCATGCCCGACGACCAGGATCAGACCATCGGCCTCTACGAGACGGGCGGCTTCCCCGCCGACACCCTATTGCGCGAGAATCAGCGCCTGACCTTCCAGGTCCACATACGCGGCGCCCGCCGGGATTACGGGAAGGTGCGCAACAGGTGGCAGATGATCTTCTACGCGCTGCAGGACGCCGACTCCCAGACCGCCCCGCCGCTGCTTCCGGGCGTGGTCTTTATTCAAGCCATGCACTACGGCCCCATGACCTTCACCGAGGAGAAGGGCCGTGTCGCCATGACCATGAACTTTCGGGCGATGACCACGGGCGGCATCGACATCGTCCCCGACATCATGCCCCTGTCCGTCCCTCCGCTCGCCAAGCGACGCTGATGCCCGACCTGAGAACGATGCTGTTGGCGGATGCGGGCGTTACCGCTATTGCGGTCAGCAAGACCGATCTCGCGCAGAAGGCCGCGGTCGGCTACGTATTCGCCCCGGGAACAAGCGTACTGTGCGGCGAGTGCGCATATATCCAGGAAGACCTCTGCACCGACCATCCCGGACCGGAGCAGTTCGTCAGCCTGGAGACGGGCTCCTGCAATGACTGGCAGGACCGGCGTGCAGGACCCGTCTTAGGCAACCACAGCCGCGCGTGGCTGATGGTCGCCTACGCCGAGAACGATAATGGATTCGGGTGCAGGCGTTGCATCCACATGGGCTACCCTAAGCGCGACTGCAACGCCGTGGACAAGGACTCTCCCGGACTAACCCCGGGCGAGATCCATCCCTACGGGTGCTGCAATCTCTGGGAGCGCGATCCCACAAGAGGCGGCTGGCCCGAAGCGAGGTTTCAGAATGCCTGAATACGAGGACGGTTTCGAGATCGTTTACTACAGCGGGCACAAGTATTACAAGTGCAATCAGTATTGGTCAACGGGGCACAAATGCGCCTTCGAATCCTTCGACAAGGAGGAGATCATCGCCCACGCGGGCGACCCCCATTCCGAAACAGGGAGACGCGTCAAACGCCAGACGAGGACCGTCGTCTCCCCGATCCTGGGAAAAGACGGCGAACAGATCGTGCGCGAGCAGGACATCAATGAAGCCCGGTTCAAGGAGGGTTGAGTAATGCGTCCGGTAAGCGCCCCCGCGCTAAGGGCGGCGATAGAGATCCTGCGCGAGTACAAGCTGGAGCTTAAGCCCGGCAAGGGAGCCCCCGGAATGACCGCGTGCGACGGCCACGTGGCCATCGTGATCGACTACGCCACCAACGTCTACAAGCTCGTCGAGCTGCGCCCCGAGCTTAGCTGGCACCAGCAGCAACTGTCGATTCACAAAGCCCAGGCCCCGCAACTGGCGGGTTATCTGAAGAAGCTCATCGAAGCCATGGAGCAGGTCCCGCGGTACGCCAAGGATGAACAGCCCACCATGGTCTCGCTCAATCTCCCGATAGAGTTCCAGGGCCATGTTCCATCCATAGCGGCGCTGACGAAGGCGTCGGTCGAGGCCGCCCGCTTCCTCAACGACTATTACCTGATCGCGCCCATCCAGGCCCCCGATCGGCTCAACGCCGTCCGGGACCTGACGAGGATCGCCCAGTTGACCGAGGTCAACCTGGGACTCGCCGGAGCCATGGAGGGCCTGCCGTTGGCCCGCCTGTTTCTCGACCGCCTGAAGAACGGGCAGGCCACCGAGAAAGAGATCCGCATCTGCTTCCGCGACCTGGGGGTCTATCTGGAGTCCATGCCCAATTACAAGGATCGCCGCGAAGAGATGAGAGCAGTAGAAGCAGTTACCAAGGATAAATAGGATTAAAAGGAGTTTAATATGATCCACACAGCCAAGGGCACGGTGCTAAAATTTGACGCCACCGGCGCTTCTTTCCCAGCCATAACCGGGCCGCAGATCGGGCAGGTTCGCTCCATCACCGGCCCTACCGTGAAGCCCAAGGTCGTGGACGTGACCACGCACGACACGCCCGGTTTCTGGACCCGCAAGCTGACCGTGCTCATCGACGGCGGAGACATCAGCTTCGAAATCAACTGGAACGCCCCCGATCCCAGCCACGACTTCAGCGCCACGACGTCCATGTGGTATTCGATGGTTGGAACCTGGGACGTGGCCACTCAACAGCAGACCGGAGGTCTGGCGAGGTGCGGCCTGGAGATGATCTTCCCCTACGGCGCGGGCGATCTGAGCTTCTACGGTTATGTGTCGGGCCACGAGTTCACCGTGCCCGTGGACAACGTGCTCTCGGCCAAGATCGCCATGGTCATCACCGACGCCATTCAGGTCCAGCCCAGCACGCCGGTTCCGCCCACTCCGTAGGAGGCCCCATGATCGCCGAAACCGTAGTCAACATCGAGTTGGGTGGAAAAGAGTACAAGCTGTACTTCAACGCCAACACCATGGTCCGTTTCGAGGAGGTCACGGGCAAGAACTTCCTGGGCACGGTGGCCGCTCTATACGCCGCCTACAAGCCCATGCTGGAGGGCAAACCCGACGCCGCCATGGCCTCCATCGAACTGATCCGCCACGTTCCCATGACCGAACTGACCGCATTGGTGTGGGCGGGCCTTCACGAATACGACGCCAACGACGAGCCTACGTGGCCCCTGACGCTCGCCCAGGTGCGCCGCATGATCGATCTGGCCGCCATTCCCCGGCTGTTCCTGAGCTTCCTCAGGGGGCAGGCGGCCAACAGCCCCACGCAGCAAGAACTGGGGGAATCCCAAGCGCCGTCAGAAACGGAAAAAGCAGCGAC